TAAAAATGAAATTATCAACTTGCTTCATGGGATTTATAAGAGAGTCTGAAGTTAGTGATGAAGAAATAATGGAAGAAGAAGAAGACTATTCTTTAGAACCAGGAACGATGAAAAAACTTCCACCTGGAACGGATATAGAATTTCCAGACCTTCCAAAGATTGAAGGGTTAACTGAATATAACAAAAATGTTCTTCACTCTATAGCAGTTGGACTAGGAATAACCTATCAACAATTAACCAATGATTTAAGCTCTGTTAACTATTCATCTATAAGAGCTGGACACCTTGAATTCCAAAGAAATCTAGTCTCATGGAGGAAACACACCGTCTATCCAATACTAGAAGAAATAATAAAATGGGTTATAGAAGCCGGAAACTTACAGGGAATTCCTGGTAACAGTGAATATTCATTTACTCCTCCGAGAAGAGAAATGATTGATCCGGTTAAAGAGATTCCAGCACTAAGCCAGGCTATTAGATCGGGGTTAATGTCATGGAGTGAAGTTCAAAGAGCGCAAGGAAATGACCCAGAAGCTAAGGCTTTGGAGATCCAAAAGGACTTCAACCGATTTGATAAGCTAAAATTAGTTCTAGACATAGATCCAAGACAAGTACAGAAAAACGGAGCTATTCAAAAGGAAGACGTTAACAATGAAGACTAGAAAAATAAATATCAAGCCATTCCACTTAAGAGCTGATCTAAGACCAGAATCACTTAACGAAGAAACGAGAGAAGTTGAAGTTGTTTTTTCCACTGGAGTAAAGGGAAGAAGATTTGACCCCGATTCTTGGGAAGATTATTGGGAAGAATTAATTTTAACAAAAGAAACTGTCAGACTGGAAAGATTTTTAAATGGCGCTCCATTCCTGAAAGATCACAATTCAAGCTCCATTGATAACGTTATTGGGGTTGTTACTGAAGCGAGAGTTGAGAAGAATAAACTAATTGGAAAAGTTAAATTTAGCGCTGAAGAAGAAGCTGATAAATACTTTAGACAGGTAAAAGAAGGCGTATTAGGAAAAGTTTCCATAGGCTACAGGGTTCATAAATACGAAGTAATTAAAATGGAAAACGAAGAGATTGATACTTGGAGGGCCATAGATATTGAACCTTTTGAAGCTTCTCTGGTTACTATTCCATTTGATGATGATGCAAAACTAAGAAACAAAGATGAAAACGATTTAAAATTGAATTCATGCAAAATAATAAAAACAGATCCGAAAAAACGAGATCAAGGGGAAATTTCAATGTCAAAAGAAAATGAAACAAAAACTGTTGAAACGAAAACTCCAACTGTTAACGCTAAGGAAGTAAGATCTGAAGCAATCAAAGCAGAAAGAGAAAGAGTTTCAGTTATTAACTCTGAGGTTAAGAGATTTAACCTAGATCATAAATTAGCTCAAAAGCTTATCGATGATGGAACGGAAGTTGATGAAGTAAGAACTTTAATAATGGACACTATTGCTAAGAGAGACGAGCAAAGAGATCTAAAAACTCAGACTCCAGAAGTTATTGATGCTCCAAAAAACAACGTTAGAGCTTTAAGTAACTATCTTGTTTCTAGAGTAAATCACAACGAAGAACTTAAGGACGGAAAAGCATTTTCTGGAATGTCTCTTATTGAAGTAGCTAGAGAAATTACTGGAAAATCTGGAAGCAAAACAGAAATTGCAAAAAGAGCAATGGCTTCAAGTGACTTTATGTCAGCGGTTGAAAGTGCATCAAGCATGACACTTGAAAGAAGCTACCAAGAAGCAAGACAGACGTTTTCGCAATTTGTTAGCAGAACAACTCTTCCAGATTATAAAGACTATAAGAGAATTAACTTTTCAGCTTCTCCAAGTATGCTTGAAGTTAAAGAAGGCGCTGAATATAAGCACGGTTCACTTGGTGATAAGCAAGAAACTATTTCTCTTAAGAAGTATGGAATTATCATTGAATTAACTGAAGAAGCAATTGTAAATGATTCACTAGACTTTTTAGAATCAATCGCTAATTACGGAGCTGTATCAGCTAGAAGAGAGTCTGAAGAAGTTTACAAGGTGTTAACTGCAACTCACAAAATGAGTGATGGAAAAGAGTTATTCCACGCAGACCACGGAAATCTTATTACAACTGGAGCGCCTTCAGAAACACAACTAGATAAAGTTTATGAAGCATTTGGTGCATTCAAAAGCCAAGGTGGAAAAAATGAGCAATATTTAAATCTTGAACCAAGATTTTTAGTTGTTGGTCCTGACAACAGAGCTTCAGCTAAAAAGATAATGTCTAGTGTTCTTTCAGGAAAATCAGCGGACGTTAACATTTACAGCGGTGATCTTGAGGTAATTGTTGAAGGTAGAATGAATGGCCAAGGTTGGAGGGTTTTAGCTTCTCCGGATCAAATTAAGATGATTGAGCTTGCATACCTAGAAGGAATGACAGGTCCAAAACTTACTACTTGGTACAACGAAAAGAACGATTGCGTAAGCCACAAGATCAAACATATTTTTGGAGTAAAAGCAATCAATTCAATCGGAATGGTTAAAGCGCCAAACGCTTAATAACAACAAATAAACAAAGAGAAGGAACCTAAAAGCCCCTTCTCTTTATAAGGAAAATAAAAATGAAAAATTTTGTAAGTGAAGGAAAAACTTTAGAACTTGCTCATACCTCAGCGGTTACTTCAGGTGAACCAATTCTAATTGGAACGGTTTTAGGTGTTGCGCTACAAGCTTATGATGCTGATCAAGAAGGCGTATTCGTAATGGAGGGTGTTTTTACACTTCCAGCGGTTAGTGCTTCAGTTATCGCAGTTGGTGGGGCTTGTTACTGGGATGATACAGCTAAGAAAATCACAGCCACAGTAAGTACAAATAAACTAGTTGGTTATGCTCAAGTTGCAAAACTTGCTACTGAAACAGAAATACAAATTAAATTATAGGAAATCTTAATTGCCTCTAGTTATTCCTTTTTTCTAGAAGCAATTTCTTTTCTTCTTTGGGGGGCCTAAAAACCCCTCTCTTAAGGCGTTGAATGAGTTTTGAGTCATTGGCAAAATTAGCTTCCAAAAGTGTTAACTCTATTTTGGGTCAAGAAATTATTTATATATCTGAAGATGAAACGACAACAAAAACAATTAATGCAGTAGTTTCAGATAATACGATAGAGATAGATCCAATGACCGGAGAAGCAATCCTGACTAACAAAGTATCCATTGATATATGCTTAGGAGAGGTTGCCCCAGAAGATGGAGACAGCTTTCAGATAAAATCTGAACTATACAAAATAGTTGATCAAAGAAAAGACAGCTATGGAAATGTTAAGATTTTACTAGAAAAGGCTATATATGCTGAATAGAAAAATTATAAGAAAAAGCCTTATCTCGAAGATAAAAACGCATACTCCATTTTCATCAATGAACATATTCGATAATAGAAGAATGCCAGCCACAGACAAGCAACTTCCAGCAATTTATATATTTACGGAAAACGAATCAATTGAAGAATATGCAAGCACCCCTAAAAGCTCTAAACGAGAGCTTGAAGTAACCATTGAATATATAAATAGAGGTAAATTATCCGATTTAGAAGATGAATTAGATGATTTTTTATACAACCTTGAAAATATTATGAATTTTGACAGGTGGTTAACAATAAATGGGGTTAAGACGCTTGAAGACTGTCAAATAACATCAACTCAAACAAATATTACCAAGGAAACTGGAAACCCAATGTTGCATATACAGGCAAACTATAAGGTTATCTATGTAACAGAAGATATAAGCGATTTAGACATAATAACAGATCTGAATACTATATACGGTCAAACAAAAATAGAAAATAAGATAGTTGAAGATGAAATTGATTTTTCTATATAAAACAACCCCACCAACGAAAAAACCTAAATCTTTTCATATAAACTTTTTACTAATGGAGAACTAAATATGAAGACCATAAGAGTAAAGCCTGTCAAAGGCAAAAAAGTAATAAATCCACTGAAGAACAAATTGATAGTCAAGGAACTAGAGGTTCCTTTGAATGCTTTTTTTAGTCGCAGAATTAAATGCGGTGATTTAGAAGAAGTTAAAGTTCAAAAAAATACAATAGAAAAAAAACAAAAAGAAGTTAACAAAAACGACAAATAAGCGAGGTTCTTAATGTCTATTTCATTTAATGGAATACCAAATTCAGTAAAAACACCTTTTGCATTTATTGAATTCGATAATTCTAGAGCTTCAAACTCTGGAAGCCAGGATTACAAGGCTTTAATCATAGGTCAAAAACTAGTAGCTGGAACACACCCAAAAGAAGAAAAAATTAGAGTTACTTCAAAAGAAGAAGCTGGAATTTTATTTGGTGAAGGTTCAATGCTTCATTCTATGATTTCTACCTTTAAAGATAACAATTCTTCAACTGAATTATGGGCCATAGCTCTAGAAGATGATGGAAGCGCTACAAAAAGTGTAAAAACGCTAACGGTAACTTCAACAAGTGCTAAAGCTGGAACAATTCAAGGCTACGTTGGAGGGAAATTAATCAAGTCAGGCGTAACAACTGGAGAGGATTCTACATCAATCGCTTCAGACCTTGCAGACGCTATAAATGCTGAAGCTCTATGTCCTTTTACAGCTTCAAGCTCTCTAGGTGTTGTGACTATTACAGCCAAGCACGGTGGAGAACTTCCAGAAGAACTTGAAATCTCTTTTAATCACAACTTTGGAGAGAAGTTTCCAGAAGGTGTAAGTATTGCGGTTGCTTCTTCAGTTTCAGGAAGTGGAAACCCAGACGTTCAAGACGCTATTAACGTTTTCGGTGACGATCAATTTAATATTATTGTTTCTCCTTATACTGATACGGCTAACCTTATAGCTCTAGAATCTGAATTAGATACTAGGTTTGGTCCTCAAGTTCAAACTGAAGGAATGATTGCTTCAGCTAAGAATGCAACTCACGGTGACCTAGGAACTCTAGGAGACTCTAGAAACTCTCAGCATGTAACTATAATGAGTTGCTACAAAACACCTACTCCAAGCTATGAAGTTGCTTCAGCGTACGGAGCATTATTATCTTTTTACGGAGCAATTGACCCAGCTAGGCCATTCCAAACTTTAGAAATGAAAAGTGTTTTAGCTCCTAAAGAAGCAAATAGATTTATCAGAACTGAAAGAGATCTTTTAATCCATGACGGTATTTCAACCTTCATCATAGACGCTGGCGGAAAAGTTAGAATTGAATACGCGGTTACAACTTACAATTTAGGTGCTCTAGGAAATAAAGATCTATCTTATCAAAATGTTAACACTCTATTAACTCTAAGTTATTTGAGGTTTTCAGTTAGAAATAGACTTCTAGGAAAATACCCTAGACACAAGCTTGCGAATGATGGAAGCCAAGTTTCTGGCCAAGCAATCGTTACTCCCTCAGTAATTAAAGGTGAAATGATCTCTTTATTTGGTGAGTGGCAAGACAAGGGCTTAGTCGAAAACAAGAAGCAATTTATTGCTGATTTAATTGTTGAAAGAAACGCTGATAATTTGGATAGACTAGATTTCCTTATCTCTCCAGACCTTATTAACCAAATGAGAGTTTTTGCTGGAAAAATTCAATTTTTAGCATAGGAGAATAAAAGATGAAATTAGGTGGATTATTAAATATTTCAAGAAACGGGAAGCTTTTTAAGGCTGAAGGTAACTTTGACTACAACTTGGGTCTTCCCAAAAAAGAAGCTCAGTTAGATAGCGCTGGAAAAGTTGTGGGATACATGGAGACAGCTCAGAAAAATTTCGTAAAAGGAAATATATTTGTAACGGCTGAAGACTCAATTGTAGAAATTCTACAAGAAGAAAACTTAACTGTAGTTCTAGAGCTAAATAATGGGAAAACAATTGTTCTTTCAGGTGCATGGAATGAATCAGAAGGAAGCGTTAACTCAGAGAAAAATATAATGGCTATTGAGTTAACAGGAATGAAAGCAGAAGAAGCATAAAACAAATAATCCTGGAGTATAAAAGCTCCAGGATAATAAAAAAAGGAAAATAAAAATGAAAACTATTAAGTTAGATCAAATTATTACAGTTGCAAACCTAGAAGTTAGTCAGTTAGATTTTGAACCAATGAAGGCTAAGCATATCATGTCAATGACAACCGATCCTGGAATGAGAGACATGTTTAAAATTGCTTCTTCGTTGTGTAATCAACCTCTAAAAGTATTAGAAGAACTTTCAATTAAAGATACTGCCAAGGTTATGGAACATGTGGGAAACGAATTAGCTCCTTTCCAGGGGACTCAAAATCCGTAATTACATATCTAGCAAATAACTTTCACTTCCAGCCCAGTGAAATAAAAGAATTAACAAGAGAAGAGTTATGTTTTTGGGCTGAAAGACTCCAGGAAGTGGCCGATAATGTCGAAAAAGTTTCCAATATTTCTAACATTTAAAGCCGTTGATAATGCAACGGCTTCAATGAAGTCTATTAATAACAAGTTTAAAAAGCAAACCCAGACAGTAACTATTTTAGGGAATAAATACAAGCGCCTAAAAAGTGAACTGAGTGGAGTTACTAGAGCTTCTAGAAGAATGGGAAGATCCTTAAAGGGCGTAGGCCGTGGGATGAGCATGGGAATAACACTTCCTATGCTAGCTTTTGGTGCCTCCACCATTAAAACAGCTATGAACTTTGAAAAATCTATGAACAAAGTCAAAGCATTAACCGGAGCTGGAACCGAAGACCTAAAACAATTAAATGATCAAGCCAAAGAACTTGGAAGTTCAACTGAATACTCAGCTTCAGAAGTTGCCGATGCAATGGGCTTCCTTGGTATGGCCGGATTTAAAACAAAAGAAATAATGGGAACTATTCCAGGTCTTCTAGATATGGCTACGGCATCTGGAAGTGACCTAGCAAGAACCGCTGATATCGCCTCTAATATAATGGGCGCTTTTGCGATTGATACAACCTCCCCTAGCGCAGTAAACAAAGTTATGGATTCACTGGCACTAGCAACGGCTTCTTCAAATGTTGACCTAGAAATGCTCTCAGAAACAATGGCGAAGTCAGCACCCGTTGCCAAAAAATACGGACTTACCCTTCAAGACACAACTGCTATGGCTGGACTACTAGGTAATATTGGTATTCAGGGTTCTAATGCTGGTACAGCGCTAAATAATATGATGCTTAATTTATCAGCTCCAACTAAAGCGATGAAGGACCAGTTAAAAGACTTAGGTATTCAGACCACAGACCTAAATGGAAAAATGCGCCCAATGACTTCCATTCTTCAAGACATGGGCAAGGGAATGTCAGCAATACCAGAAGG